GATAGGTTTTCCTCTATATATTTTGGTTTTTACCCCATCAGTATTATGACTAGAGGGGTTCATATTAATATTTAATATATATTCATTCTTAACTTTTTCAAATATATAAAGAAGTTGAATGTTACTATAACCAACTATTACCGCATAGAAAATAAAGGACTTATACTATAACCGAGAACTATAACCAACTATAACCTACTATAACCAGTAAAAAATTATAAAAAACTGTTTGATTATTTTTCTGATTTAGTATAATTAACTATGAAACATGACGATAATAGTTATGTCTTGATAATGGATTAATGAAATGACACGTAAACAACAACGATTCATAGAAGAATACCTAATTGACTTGAACGCCGCGCAAGCCGCGATTAGAGCGGGGTACAGCCCGCATACGGCAAGTGAACAGGGAGCGCAACTGTTAGGGAATCTTAATATTAAAGCGGCTGTCGATAAGGCAATCGCGGAAAGGTCGCGTCGGACGGGCGTGAACGCAGACAGGATTATCAGGGAACTTGCCAGAATAGCTTTTGCAAAAATTGATGATGTGATTGATTTGGATACTATACGAATCAAACGAAATATTTCAGAAGATAACCGAGCGGCTATCATGTCGATTAAACGTAGAGATACTGAATACGGGCAAGAGCGGGAAGTTAAAATGCACGACAAATCTAAAGCTTTGGAAATGCTTTCACGGCATCTTGGAATGTTTAATGACAAGCTACAGTTGAAAAATGCCTTACCTGTCATAATTTGCGGAGAAAATGACTTGCAATAATTACAGGTTAATAGCAAACAATGATAAAAAGCCTATAAATACGGGAATTTTTACATATTATATGATAAATCAGCCTAAAATATACTTGCCTGATATAGTTGGTGGCGCATATAAAGACTTTTGGAATTTCAAAGGCCGGTATCGTGTTGTTAAAGGTTCGCGGGCAAGTAAAAAAAGCAAAACAATGGCTTTATGGTTGATTTTTCATATCATGAAACATCCAGAAGCAAATGCTCTTGTGATTCGTAAAACCTTCCGAACACTTAAAAATTCATGTTTTACTGAATTAAAGTGGGCAATTAAGCGGTTAGGTGTTTCGGAACATTGGAAAATAACGGAATCTCCACTTGAATTGACGTATACAACAGGTCAAAAAATTTATTTCACAGGTCTTGACGATTCACTGAAAATCACTTCAATTACGGTTGAAACTGGCTTTCTTTGCTGGCTTTGGATTGAAGAAGCGTATGAAATTATGCAAGAGAATGATTTCAACATGATTGATGAATCCATACGCGGTGAAGTATCGGAAGGGCTATTTAAACAGCTTACATTGACTTTTAACCCGTGGAACGATAAACATTGGATAAAATCACGATTCTTTGATTGCGAATCCCACAGCGACGTTTACGCAACAACTACGACGTATTTGATGAACGAATGGCTTGACGATGCTGATCGGAAGCTTTATGAGGAAATGCGCGTTAAAAATCCGCGTCGCTATCAGGTTGCTGGTTTAGGGAATTGGGGAATAGTTGACGGAGTGATTTATGAAAACTGGCGTGAAGAAGCGTTTAATGTTGATGAAATCAGGCGGGCGGCAGGTGTCAAAAGTGTATTTGGATTAGATTTTGGATACACAAACGATCCTACGGCGCTTTTTTGCGGGCTGATTAATTTAAAAGAAAAACAGCTTTGGATTTTTGATGAAATGTATGAATATGGCTTATCAAATAAGCGCATATTTGAAAAAATTAAAATAATGGGGTATGCAAAAGAGCGTATTATTGCGGATTCCGCAGAGCCTAAAAGCATTGATGAATTGGACAGTTTAGGGTTATGGAACATCCGCAAAGCCCGCAAAGGAAAAGACAGCGTAGCGCATGGAATCCAATTTTTGCAGGATTTTGAGGTTATAATTCATACCAAATGTGTTAATTTTATTACCGAAATCAGTAATTACACATGGGATGAAGATAAATTTGGAAAAAAAATTAACAAGCCGATTGATAATTTTAATCATTTAATGGATGCTATGCGGTATAGTATTGAATCGTATGCGCGGAGTGGTTCATTTAGTTTTGATTAATAGCTTGTTAATAACAAAAACTATGGGAATCCTTATTTTTATAGAGTTTTTACATATTAAGCTATGATTAAATTTAATTTTGTTGATGAATTAAACGAATTGGTACGGCAAGGTGCGTTATCACGGCTATCAGATGAACAATTTATTGAAAATGAAATCAATCGGTTTTTGGCTTCACAGCGCCGCAGAGATATGATAAATGGAATACAGTATTATAAAGGGCAACATGATATTTTATTCCGGAAACGTACTATGATAGGCGCAAAGGGTGAACTTGAAACTGTTCAAAACTTACCAAATAATCGTATAATTGATAATCAGTATAAAAAAATGGTTAATCAAAAAACTAATTATCTTTTAGGACAGCCGATAACTTTTCAAAGCAACAATAAAGAATATGTCAAGGTTTTAAAAGAATTTTTTGATAAAAGATTTTTTCGACTGATTAAAAACGTTGGTCAAGATTCTTTGAATTGCGGTATTGGTTGGTTATTTTTATATTATGATGATTTTGGGGAATTTACTTTGAAGCGGTTTAGACCGTATGAAATTATTCCCGGATGGAAAAATGAAGAACACACAACTCTTGACTATGCTATTAGAATATATGAAATAGTTGATTATGAAGGTCAAAATGAAAAGATTGTTCAAAAAGTCGAGGTGTATCATGAAACGGGAATTAGTCGCTTTATATTGGATGGGAGCCGATTAAAACCAGACGATATAAATAAAAGTCATGAACCATATTTTACAATTACAAATGGGAATAAAATAGAAAGTTTTAATTGGCTTAAAATTCCGCTGATTCCGTTTAAATATAATTCGGAAGAAATACCGTTAATAAAAAATGTCAAATCAATACAAGACGGTTTGAACCTGATTATTTCAAATTTCCAAAATAATATGGAAGAAGATTCACGAAACACTATACTTATTTTGATTAATTATGACGGTGAAAATTTAGGTGAATTTCGTAAAAACCTGTCAACTTATGGCGCGGTCAAAATGAAAACAGTTGACGGCGCGGCAGGTGATTTGAAAACGCTACAGGTTCAAGTAAACGCTCAAAATTATAAGGCAATCATTGAAATTTTCAAAAAAGCAATTATTGAAAATGCTATGGGGTATGATGCAAAAGATGATCGTTTGGGTGGAAATGCGAATCAACTTAATATTATGTCAATGTATTCAGATATTGATTTAGATGCAAATGAAATGGAGACGGAATATCAGGCAAGTTTTGATGAACTGATATATTTCATCAATTTACATCTTGCCAATACTGGTATGGGAAATTTTGAAAATGAAAATTTGGAAGTAATATTTAATCGGGATATGCTGATTTCCGAAACTGACATTATTAGCAATATCCAAAAGTCAACAGGGTTATTATCGCAAGAAACGCTTGTTGCACAACATCCGTGGGTTGATGATGCGCAATTGGAGTTTGAACGGTTAAAAGCCGAAAAATTAGAGGTGGACGAGCAATATAAGAACGCTTTTCGGTCAAATAATGACGCGATAGTAGCAAATGACATGAAAGATGTTGAATAATAAGGAACTATTACATATTGCCAAATAAAACATACTGGAAAAAACGATTTGAAGCGATAGAAGCGGCAAAGGTTCGCGCAGGCGATAGCTCTATCCACAACATTGAAAGTATGTTTAGGAACGCGCAGAATGAAATTGAAAGCAAGATTCAAGTTTGGTATGGACGTTTTGCAGAAAATAATCAAATCAATCTCGCAGAAGCCAAACGATTATTAAAAACAGGTGAACTTGCTGAATTTAAATGGAATGTTAAAGAATATATAAAGTATGGTCAACAGGTCGCGTTAAATCCCGCATGGATGCAACAGCTTGAAAATGCTTCGGCGCGTTTTCATGTTTCCCGTTTGGAAGCTTTGCAATTGCAGACACAGCAAACGATGGAAAAGTTATTTGGAAATCAGCTTGATGTAACTGACAGATTAATGAAACGTCAATATCTTGACAACTATTATCATACGTTTTATGAAACGCAGAAAGGTTTTAATATTGGTTTTGATGTTGCGGCAATAAATGAACGTCAACTTAAAACAGTTATATCAAAACCTTGGGCGGCAGATGGGCGAAATTTTTCAGATCGTATTTGGCAAGACAAAACAAAAATGTTAAATAATCTGCATACCGAATTGACACAGAACATGATTCTCGGACGTGCGCCAGACGCGGCAATTAGAAATATTTCAAAGTCTCTGGAAACGTCAAAATATAATGCCGGGCGGCTTGTTATGACGGAATCTGCGTATTTTTCCAGTATTGCACAGAAAGACGCCTTTAATGAATTGGACGTAGAACGATATGAAGTTGTTGCAACTCTGGATACGGTTACTTCGGACGTATGTAAATCGTTAGATGGTCAAGTTTTTCGTATGGCTGATTTTGAAGCAGGTGTAACGGCTCCGCCGTTCCATCCATGGTGTAGGAGTGTTACGGTTCCGTATTTCGATGATGATTTCGGGGAACGGGTTGCACGTGATCCAGAAACGGGTAAAACATTTTACGTACCACAAGATATGAAGTATGAACAATGGCATGAAAAATTTGTGAAACCTGTTCAAAAACCGCCACAGAAGTCAAAAACAGAATCACAGACGGCACAACCGCAGACTGTGAACCCAAATCAATTGCCTGTTAATGAAAATTCTGAAATTTACCAGAAAATAGGTGAACAGCATTACAAAGAACTTCACAGCATACTTGAAAACGCTCCAGAGCGTGAACGTAAAGTTTGGATAAAACTTGAAAATGATTTGAAGGTTATTAGCGCAACAGCAAATGTGCATCCGCATTGTAGAGGAATAAACGGAATTAAGATGAATGTTGCAGATTCAGCTAAAGGAAATTTGTATCGAAAACCGCATCAAACAACTTTTCATGAATTTGGGCATAATATTGATTTTATTGCAAATAAAAAATATGGAAGTGGATTTGATTTTTGGCCGTTATCGCATACTTACAAAAATGGCATATTTGCTGATACAATAAAGCGTGAAATAAATGATCGTGTTAATGTGATTGCTAAAAAAATGAGAGTGGAATTTAATGCTCATAAAACAGATTTTGCATGGTTGAATAAGAATGGCTATATATCAGACGGGGATTATAATTTTTATCAGAAATATGGTAAATGGATAAGCGGTGAACCGAAATTTTCAAAGATAATGGCGTATAAAGCTGTAGAAAAAGAAATAAAAGCATTATCTTCTTTTGAAAGTGCGGGCATTTCTGATATTATGGGTGGCGCAACTGATTTGAAAATTGAAGGGAAATTCGGACATTTAAAAAGTTATTGGAAAAAAGATCCAAGCATGTTACCAGCAGAAGCGTTTGCAGATATGTTTGATTCAACAGTAGCGTCTCCGGAAGCTTTGCCGGTAATTAAAAAATATTTTCCTGAAAGTTATAAAATATTTCAGGAAATGTTAGACGTTATTTTGAAAGGGTGATATTATGAGTGAACTTGACAAACTGTTAGATGAATATTTTGAAAAATTTGACGAGAGATTTCCTTTAGCTATGGTTCAAATGCCGGATGATTATATTATTAAATTTGTCAAACAATGTATTAAAGACGGCAAGCCGTATGAACCGGAATATGAAGATGGTGTATATTACTAAATAATTTCGTTCCTTTGGTATTTCAGAACGTAAAATTGAAAGACAATTGATACTTGACTAAACAAGGTAAAAAATGAAATTGAAAGGGATAATACTGTGAAAAAAGATGATTTAATAAAACTAGGGTTAGATGAAGAAACTGCAAAAAAAGTTGAAACGGCGTCGGCAGAGGAATTAAAAGGCTTTATACCTAAAACGCGATTTGATGAAGTTAATACGGAAAAAAAGACGTTAGAAGCATCATTAAAAGAGCGTGATACGCAATTGGAAGCCTTAAAAAATTCTACTGATATTGAAGGATTGAAAAAGCAGATAACCGATTTACAGACTACAAATAAAAAAAGTGAAGAGGATCATGCTCTTGAAATAAAAAATCTTAAAATAAATGCCGCTGTTGATACGGCTTTAGTTAATGCTAAAGCAAAAAATATGAAAGCAGTTAGAGCGCTTTTAGATTTGGAAAAGGCTGAATTGATAGAAGATGGTACAATCAAAGGTTTAGCTGATCAAATTAAAAAATTGGTTAGTGCGGACGATTCCAAATTTCTTTTTGAAACATCTGAAAAGAAAACAACAATGAAAGGCGCGGCTCCGGCTGAAAGTGGTAAAGAAGAACCTGATTCTAAAGTTGATTTTACCAAAATGTCATATGAAGAAATTGATGCGTATATGAAAGCTAACCCGGATGTAAAAATTGAATAAATGTGGTTGGTTCGCAAAATGCGAACTTACCAAAATATTTTTATAAAGGATAAATAAAATGCCTGCAAAATTTGATTTAAAAACTTTTAACCCGGAAGCTTTTGGGAAATATGTAAGTATTATTCCGAAAGTCCGGAAAAATGAACTCATAAAATCCAGAGCATTGCAATCGAATAGCCAGATCAAACAGGCGTTTCGTGGTCAAACTGGCGTAGTCTATGCTACGATACCGATTTTTGGACGGCTTGACGGTGAAGCACTCAATTATGACGGCGAAACTGATATTACCGCAACGTCAACAACTACGTATGATCGCGGCGTAGTTGTTATAGGACGTGCAAAATCGTGGGTTGAAAGGGATTTTTCGGAAGATATAACAGAAGGGGCGGGTTTCATGTCCAATGTTGCCCGTCAAGTATCTGAATATTGGGAAGATGTTGATCAAGATATTTTGATTTCAGTCTTGAATGGCATATACGCCATGACGGGCACGGAAAATGAAGATTTTATTAACAATCATACCTATGATATAACTACGGAAACAAACCCGAATGTCAGTCCGGAAACGCTCAATACTGCCATTCAGAAAGCTTCCGGAGATAAGAAACAACAGTATTCCATTGCGATTATGCACAGCGTGATTGCTACGAACCTTGAAAACCTGAAACTTTTAAAGTTCATGACACAGACAGATACGCAAGGTATACAGCGTGATCTTACTTTGGCAACTTGGAACGGCAGAACTGTATTGATTGATGATCATATGCCTATTCTTGATGACGGAGACAGCAATCTTAGCTATACTACCTATGTTCTAGGTATAGGAGCGTTCGATTATGAAAATATCGGCGCTGAAAAGCCTTATGAAATGGCTAGAGATCCTGCTAAAAACGGCGGACAGGATTATTTGTATAGTAGACAGCGTAAAGTTTTTGCGCCTTATGGAATCAGTTTCCTAAAAAAAGTTATGGCAAGCAATTCACCCACAAATGCAGAATTATCGAATGGTGATAATTGGTCTTTGGTGAATGACAGTAACGGGAAATATATTTCTCATAAAGCTATTCCCATTACCCGAATCATATCGTTAGGTTAATTTCATATTAAAAATCAAAGGCTAATAATTAGCCTTTGATTTTCATTTTTTGGAAGGGGCAAATTATTAGCCCCTTCCAAAATTATAAGGCTATTTTCTGGTAAGTTCGCATTTTGCGAACTTACCAGATTTTCAGATGATTTTTATAAAAAGCTATGTATAAAGATATTATAAAGCGTTTAGCTTCCTTCGGTTATACTGTTGTTGATACTGATAAATGGCTAATAAATTTTCTTATAAACAAAGTTACAAATGAAATAAAATATAAATGTAATATTTTCAAAATTCCAGACGGATTATATCAAATTGCAATTGATATGGTTTGTGGTGAATTTTTACTTGGAAAAAAAGGAAGCGGACAACTGACAGATTCAAGCATTAACACAGACGCGGCGATAAAACAAATTAAAGAAGGTGATACAAGCATTACTTATGCGGTATCGGATAGTGTAAGTGCTACATTTGATGGTCTTATTGATCTTTTAATGAATTATGGCAAATCACAATTTATAACGTTTCGGCGGCTCAGATGGTAAATACAAAAGCGGCTTTACAAACTTTTTGGAAAGATCGGTTGACAGTTACCGAAAATAGAGAGGTAACAAAATCAAATAAATCAACAGGATTTGAGGAAGTCATTGTTTTGGAAAATGAACCATGTAAATTATCTTATAGCACTCTACAAAAGACAGATCAAAATGATACAAACGCAAACTTAATTCAAGTGATTAAGCTTTTCCTAGACGTTTCTATAAGAATTAAACCGGGTTCTAAAATAACAGTGTACCGGCATGGTGAAGCGTTTGATTTTGCTCAAAGTGGTTTGGCCGGATTATTCAGTAATCATCAAGAAATTGTTTTAATACCATTTGATAAATATGCGTAATGGCAAAAGTGAATTTTAAAGGTCTTGAAAAGTTTACTGAAAAAATAAACAAGCTAAATCAGGCTGAAATAAACAAATTTAATGAAGCGGCTATCAAAGAATTAGCACAACGTTTATTACGAAAAGCTTTTTTAAGAACTCCGGTAGGTCAATACGATAAAAAAACAGGGAAAAAAGGCGGAACTTTACGCAGAGGTTGGACAATAGGTGAAGTAACAAAAACTGATACGGAGTATACAGTTCAAGTTATAAATCCTGTTGAATACGCTTCATATGTTGAATTTGGACACAGAACGCCAAATCATAAAGGATGGGTTGACGGACGTTTCATGTTGACAATTTCAGAGCAGGAAATTGAAAAAGACGCTCCACGAATTTTGGAAAACAAATTGAATAATTTTTTAAATGAAATATTCAGATGATTGAATTAATTATTGATGGTATATCAGAACAATTAAACAGTATTTTCGGTAATGATTATAAAATATATACTGAACAGGTCAAACAGGGTTTAAAAGAGCCATGTTTTTTTATTCAGTTAATTAATTCTGTAAATACTTCATTCATTGATATAAAATATTTTAGGAAATATTCATTTTGTATTAAATATTTTCCGGCAACTAAAGAACCGAAAAATGAATGTTTTAAAGTTCAAGATAAATTATTTCTTGTGTTAGAATATATTATTGTTAATGGTGATTTGCAACGCGGAATAAAAATGCACGGTGAATATGTTGATGGGATTTTAAATTTTTTTGTAAATTATAATTTATTTATTAAAAAAATAATACAAACGGATATAATGGATACACTTGATAACGTAAATATTCAAATAGGAGAATAAAAACTATGAGTAGACGTAAAGTTAATATTGATGAAGGTACAGAAATAACAGTTGAAACTGAAAAAGATGATATTGATAACACTGAAAATGAAGACAGAGACGAATTTGAAGATGATCAATATGAAAAGGATAATGAAGATGAAGATGAAGATTTAGAGGATGACAACGATGATGATACTGATAATACCAATGATAATTCTCCCAAATTTTCTAAAGAACAAATTTTGAAATCTCATCATTATAGTCATAGACGGGATATTTTAAATGTTTTGCTCAAAAACGATAAAAAATATTCTCATAAAAATATAAACAAACTTATTAATAAAGCTATGAATAAGAGGGTAAAATAATGGCTCTAGGTGGCGGGACGTGGACAACACAGAATAAAGTTTTACCGGGAAGCTATATTAACTTTGTTTCAGCGGCTAGGGCGTCTGCTACGCTGTCAGATCGTGGTATTGCTACTATGCCTATCATTTCTGAATGGGGTGCGGCAGGAGAAGTTATAGAAGTTTCTGCGGCTGATTTTCAGAGACATAGCATACGAATATTTGGTTATGATTTCACAGCGCTTGAATTACGCGGAATGCGTGATCTTTTTAGAAATATCCGGATCG